CGGGAAGCGAGGTTTTACGTGGCTGAACTCATTATTCGAGGCCGTCATCTCGCTGCGTTAGAAAAGATTTTTGCGGCGGAAATCTACGATAGGCTGCCACTTCAATCGAAGGCGAAGATTTATCGGGAATTGGCCGACGCCGGTTATGTCGTTGAAGATGAGCGAATTTTTGGGCATGGTCCTTTTGCTGTTCACTGCCGCGGCTGGTTCCTAACGCAATTGGGGCGTCTCACTTATTGCGTTTCATGTAGCGAGGTTGCGGAGAATGGCTGAACTGAAAGACCTCGCCGGGCTGAAATGCCCCCTGCACCCGGCCGCAGATATCACGGTCGGGCCATCAGGCAAGCGCGCGCTGTGCGCTGCGGGCTGCAAGACCGAACAACTAGCGATCTACGCGGCATCGTTGAATGGGCATCTGGAAAAGAAAAGCCCCCCGCCAAAAGAGTACGGGGGGCAGCAGACGGCGGATGGGCAGCCCCAGAATGCACCAAAGCCGAAACCGGCGCAAGACCAGGAGATCGAGATTCTTCATGCCTGGCGCGATCGGATAGAGAATTTATGCTTCGCGTTGCTCAAGGCCGATAGCGAATATCACAAGGGCCATTTGACCGTGGAGATGGTCGTTGAGCCGCTTACAATCGAGATCGCGGCTGCCATCAGGAGTTCGCTTTTCGATGTAGAGCACGCGGTATATAAGGCGCCGGACAGACTGACGCCGATTGAGGTGCAGGAAGAGATCGACCCGGCGATTCGGCGGGCGTGGGAGCGATTCAAGCGGCAAGCAAGGAACGATCTGATCGCATCGAACGGGAAAGTGCCGGCGCAGACCGAGGCGGCGCTGCCGATCGCGTGGGAAGATTTTGGGGGCGCTCTCACCGCCAACGAGGAATATCTAAAACGGACAGCGATCATCGAAAAGCTGGGATATACGTCCTCGGTGATGCTGATCACCGGGGGCAAGCATGCGGGCAAAAGCACCTTGGCGCGGTGGTTGGCGGTCTGCGTAGCAAAGGGCTGGCCGTTTCTTAAGCGAGAGGTTAAGCAGGGGCCGGTCTTCTATGTTGCGAGCGAAGACGAGACGATGGCGGCACGCCAGGAGTTGATCCGGCTCGGATGGACGCAGAGTGATCCGATATCGTTTTTGGCGGCGAGCAAAATTGGGGATGACCCCGAAGTATTTCTTGGCCGGCTGGCATCCGTCGTCAAGGAACGCGGCGCCGCGCTGGTCGTGCTCGATATGCTTTTCGACTTCGTACATATCCCGGACGAGATGAGTTATTCGGGAACGCGAGAGGCGCTCGGTAAGATTCAGACGGTCGCGAGCTTCGGTGAATGCCTAGTTGTCACGACGCATCATGCCCCGAAATATCTGGAAACCGCGGACGCGGCGGTAACGGCACTCGGGAGTCAGGGATTGGCGGCGCGGGTCAGCCCTATTCTGCTGGTCAGGAAGCACGGTCCCGGTCTGCACAGCATCGTCAGCACTTCGGTCAGAGACCCGCGCGGCGAGGCGATCCCAGAATCGAAACTTCTCCGCAACGTCGATGGCTCAGTCGTGCTGGGTGATAGCTGGAAAATGTGGATGCAGGCGGAGGTTTTCATGCCTCGCGTCCTCGAGCTGCTCCAGACCGAGCCGGGACAGGAATTGACGGCGGGCGATGTCAAAGAGGCGCTCGGAATAAGCTATCAACTGGCTTCTGGGTCACTCTCAAAATTGTATAAAGAGAATCAAATCGGGCGCACTGGAGAGGGGAAAAAGGGCAAGCCGTTCAGATACTCGGCTGATGCTCCAGATAGTAGCGCAGCTAATGCCCAAACAGGCAACTCGGATTCATCACAGGGTAGCACCCCTGATGAAAATGTGAATCCTAACGATGGACGCTTTGGATACAAGGATTAAATAAGGAGAGCTAATGCTTATGACCAATATGGAGCAGCTTATCTGGGAACGCTGTGCAGTCAGAGTTCGCGAGGAATATCCAAACGAATCCGACACCATCATAGCGGCGCAGGCTGTTGTCATTTTACGGCGAATCCAGCTATGGACGGAAAGGGAAAGCCGCGCCGCCTTAGAAAGGTAAACGTGAATATCCGGGCGAAGTGATGGCAAAAGTCCGAAAGAACATATCCGGGAGAAGGTACATTTTTGTCCTGGAAATTCTGCTTAGGCGTCAAAAGGGCCGATGCGCTTACTGCAAAACGCGGCGGGGTAAATGGCAGGTCGACCACATTCGTCCGAAATCAAAAGGTGGCAGTTCGGCGTTGATAAACCTCCAGGTACTCTGCCTAAAGTGCAATGTGAGTAAAAGAAATTATCCTGAACATGTTTATTTGAGATTCAACGGCTATTTGCTTTAATAAGTAATCAATATGGTTACTATCTCCACTCTCCGATTTAGGAGAGTGCCGGAGGGAATCTGATGGACGGACAGATTGATCAGGAATTGCGTTCGGACGCGGTTATGCGCAGTCAATGGAAGGACCTGCACGGCGCGCGGCATCTGACGCCGGAGCAGCGTCTGGCCCTGGCGGTGCTCGAGGAGGCCATTGGCGTGCGACAGCGCGGCCCCGGCCTCAGGCCCAAGACGCAGCGTGCTTACGAGGAGGCGGTCGACTGGCTGGCCGGGGCCGCGAGCCCCTTCACGTTCTCGTTCGATGATGTCTGCGGCTTCCTGGGCATCGACGCGAGCTATCTCAAGGCAGGCATCGAGGCGGGGCCAGCGGGTCCGATCGGGATCGGGCAGCGACGAGCGGCGGACTCGAACATGAAGATTACGGCTGACCGTCACCGCCGGCGGCGCAGCAGCCCCTATGCGAGCAAGAGTGCGGAGGGATGAAATTCTCACGAATATGGGCTATGCCGAGTGCGGATACGTTCTCGATTCCGCCAATTGCTGAGCTTTTGCGACATTGGCTCGCAGGTCGCTTGATTATTGTTGATCCGTTTGCACGAAATAATCGCTTTGCAAATCTAACGAACGATCTCAACCCAAATACCGCTGCGCGCCATCACATGGACGCTATCGAGTTTCTGGACATGCTTGAAAAAGGAAGGCGGATGCCGAAGCCGCCGAATATCGATGCAGTTCTTTTCGATCCGCCTTATTCGCCCCGGCAGATTAGTGAAGTTTATAAACAAATTGGGCGAGCCGTGACGGGCAAAGATACTCAGAATGCGGCGCTTTATAAGAACGTAAAAATGCGCCTGAATGGGCTTCTCGCAAAGGATGGGATTGCGATTTGTTGTGGTTGGAACTCAGCGGGGATGGGAAAAGGTTATGAGACAGCGAGGCCGGCGGCCCGCAACACCGTAGCAACTCGAAGCACCGGTCGCTGCCGCGATTGCGGATCGTGGGGACCGCGTGCCGGCAATGGACTTGGTCTCAATTGCGGCTGCGCCCTCGAATAACCGCGCTCGCTAGGCCAGCCAATCAACGTCCGCACCTCGATCAAAATTGTTACTGATGGAGCGACCATGAACACCAGCCGCACAGACGAACAGCCGCTCGAGCAAGACCTAACCACCGCCTGGCGCTGCCGACGGCCCATACTTCCCGCTGCATTGTGTGGCGATGAGGATCGCTATCGCTGTCGGCCACAGCCGCCCCGCTATGATTTCGCCGGGCTTACGCTGGTCTGCTACCTCATCTTCTGCATTGCCGGCGCCGCGTGCTGGTTGTGGATGGCCCTGGAGCCGGTCTTTGAGCACGTCGAGAGGATGTTGCGATGACAGACTGGATGTTATCTGTGCGGCGGGGGCGAAAAGACCAAGAGCAATCGACTGCCCGCAGTGACGCCACGCTTGGCTTGTTGCAGCTAAATCGTCAGATGAATCGTCGCTTTGGCCTTTGTCTCAAGGAATTGCGAACACGAGCCGGTCTGTCGTTTAGGGAATTAGGGCGTCTGGCGGAAGTTGATCATGCCTATCTGCATCGACTGGAAACGGGGACTAAACATCACCCCTCGGACGAGATAGTAAGGCGACTTCATCGAATACTTGATCGGCGTAAACCTAGCTGGTCTTTGAGCAGGTCGCGCAGCACCTGGGAGGGAAGTAATGATGTGGCAGAAAGCACGAATAATCAGAAACGGATATTTTCCGCAACTTCGCGGGCGCACTGTCTGGACCATTGGCGGTCGGCGTGAACAATTCTGCAATGATCTCGCGGGCATTGAATATCGTGATACTGACTTTGTGGACACAAATCTACGACAGGGATCTCAAATAGTTGGCCTCGACGGAGAGAATCTCGAACTCCTCCCCGAATTTGCCGAGGACGTGCCGCTGGTTAGCTGGGAAGATTTCTTGCGGCAAGCCGCCATCCCACCGGCAGTAGAGGTACAGAA